GACGAAGAATGATTAACATCGGCGGTTCTTTATTAAGTAATGCAATAGGAGAATCAGCAGAATCAGCAATTTCCTGAATCTGTTCTTCTCTTACCGCTTGCCGTACTTTTTGAAAGACGCCCATATTGCTACTAACAATCTGTGTTAATTGTTTTACCAAATCAAACACCAATTGTCGTTCTTGCACAGACATCGGTTTCTCTTGATGCAACTTATCCATTACACGATGAAGTTTGGGCAACAGAGTTTTATCCATCAACCCTGCGCGCACCAACGCATCAAACCGTTGCTGTTCGGGTGAAACGGCTTCGTTCAGTTGTCGTTTCAAATCACTGAAAGATTTCATGCCCCCTCAGTTGGCTCAACAGTTGGTTTAACCTCTTGCTGAAACAACGCTGACGCGATTTCTTGCTTACGTGTATCCAAAGCGTCCAACACACGTTGCCCTAGCAACTCATGTACAGAACCCGTTGCGTCTGTCAATTTATCCGTTGCCACTGACTGAATCAAATCGCTAATATTAGACATAAACACCTCTCATATTATTTATACTTTTTTCTTCGCTGCACTCACGGCCGCGTCTAAATCTGGCGTCAAGGATTTCGTCGCCACGGGTGCTGCAGGGGGTTCTGGCTTCGCAGGAGGTTCCGGCGCAGCGGACTGTGCAGGAGGTGCCGAAGGTTCTTCACCTGGCGTCGCAGCAGGCTCCGATGATGACGTTTCTTGAGTTTGCGTCTGTTCTTGTTCCAACTCGCTCTGCATCTCTTCCATTTCGTCTTCAGTCATTCGCAGAATATGACGTTTTACCCAAGCTTGAGAGTAATACTTGCCAACAAAGGGATCCACTTGAGCAGCAAGGGCGACACGATTCTGAGTCAGATCAGCTTCACGTAATTCGTAGTAGTGATTGTCAGACATGAAATCGTAAGTAATGTTTTGTTTGATTTGATCCCATTCTTCAATAGAACAAATCCCCTTAATGGATAATTGTACTCGCAAAGCATCATCAAATATCTGTGAAAACTTTCGACGAAGCCGTTGAATAAACTTAAAGAATTTAATTTCATCGCGGGTGACTTCTGCTGCACGACCCAATCCCGCCAATCCACCACCTGTCTGATCATCCAACCGAGACATTGGCACATTGAGAGATTGATAGAGCTTTTTGCGGAAATAAATGACATCATCCAATTGCCCAAGATTTTGTCCAGCTGGCAGCGTCGTGATTTCAGTGCCTTTAGATCCTTCGCGCCGAGGAAGCCAAAAATCTTCCAGCATACTCAGATGCTTTCGTTCATCACGAATTTCTCCTGTGCTGGCGTCATACACCAACTTATTGCGGTATTTGACCATGATATCATGAACGTACTGTTCCGCTTTGAGTTTGGGAAGATTGCCAACATCAATATAGAAAATTCGACGTTCTGGTGCGCGAGACAACCGATAAATGACCACCGCGTCTTCAATCATGCGCAATTGATTCAGCGGCTTGATGGCTTTATGAAGATGTGAAATCACCATGACGGATTTGGCATCTAACATGCCCGACGGCACATAGACAATAGAATCGGTAGCAATGCGAGTGCCCTGATTCGTTGATGCAGTATAATTCTGCGCAGTCATGCCGCGTTCATTGAACACATAGTATTCAGACACCGCAGCAATCGTATCAACTCCCGTGCGCGGATCACGCTGCTTGAGGACTTCACGAACTTTCCGAATCTTTCGCGGGTCAATAAATCGCAGCTCTTGAATGCCCTGTTTGGGATTGTCCTCGTTCACCATCACATGAAAGTAGACTCGCCCATCCACATACCAACGACGAAACAATTCTTCAGCAATATTCTTGAAATTTAGCAGATGAAGAATTTCTTCAAATTCTGCTTCGATTTTCTTTTTGATGGTATCTGGTTGTTTGAGTTGTTCGAGATTGATTTTGACAATTTGATTGTCTGTATCTTGCGAGATTGATTCAGTGATAATATCATCAATCGCCATGGCGCATTCTGGATGAAGCGACATTTCGCGATACCGCGTCACTAATTCAAGTTCGTTGCGGACTGATCCTTCTAAGTCTACATAGGTGCCATAATACGCACCCTGCGTAATAGTGACTGCGCCATCTTCAATGGCGGATTGCGGGAGAACCAGCGCGGGTTTATCGTCTGGTTGAACTTGAACTGATTCTTTTTTGCCGAGCGTGAACCCAAACAATGAAATTGGCATGGGGTAATTACTCCATCACAAAATAATAATAAAGCGGGGGAGCGAACTCCCCCGCACTGTCATCATAACTAGACTGTCAACGGTGAATTTTCACCCAGTGTCTGCCAATACTGATACGACAGAGTTACTGAGTATTCTTCCACCGCATCGTTGGAACCCCAGTCCAAATCAATCTGCGCGAGATCCGTGGGGAAGGCACCGATCAATTTGTAAGACTTAATGATATTACCAGCCTTGCCATACTGTGTAACAATTGGATCAGAAGTATAGGAGACTGATCCTGTCGCACCAGACAGGCGAAGATTGGTTGAATGAGTATTGAGACCACCCATCCATTTTTCAAACGCTTTCCGAACGATAAAATCTTCATCGTTCAGAACCGTGATTGTAAAATCAGCGAAGGTACGATTCCCCGCCAGTTTCACTTCACGACCAAAATACTGCAAAGCTACCGTGCCAATCGTGGACCCAGGCAATGCGGCAGTCTTACACATAAATGTCAACTTTCTCCCTGAGTCGCCAGCGACTCCGAAGATTGTTGGAAACTGCATTTCCATTTGAAACAAGTTGGGACGTGCACCGTCCGCAACAAACTGTGATCTAAAATCTGCTACATTAAATGGCATATAAGTTCTCCTTAGTTCGTATCAGTATTTAGTGGTGCTTTAAAACTTCCCAACCACTTCCTCAAACGCCACACCCGTTCTCACAGCCACAAAGTTCAACTTAATGAAATTGATGCTGCGAGCAGGTTTAACATAAATGTCTCCGATAAACTCATTACGATCAATGATCTCTGGTGTATTGTTGCTGCCGTCGCAGACAACACGGAAATCAAAGATACCGCGACGACCTTGCACGTCACGGAGGAAAGGTTCCACCAATGCCACGAACTGCGCGCGAGTAAATTCATCATTGTACTCAAACAGCGAATACTTGGCTGCGCGAGAAATGGCTTTCTCCAACACAATAAACAACCGACGCACATTGATTCGATCAAATGCGCTGGGTTTACTCTGGAGAGTCTTATCGCCAAACAGCAGTGACCCTTCACCTGGGAATGTAGTCACTGGATTAATGCCATTCTTATAGAGTTCGTCCCGTTCCGTTTGTGTTGGCGTCCAGGACAACTTAATAACGTTCTTAAGAGTGCCGCGATTGAACCCTGCTGGCGAGAACCACGGATCGCGAGTATTATCAGTTCTAACACACAGCCCAGCGGTATCGCCGTTGACCGGAATCCAACGATAAACATCGTTGTACTTGTCATACTGATACTTCCAAGCAGAATCTAAAAAGGCATAGGAAGTAGACGTTAACAGATTGCGATACGCAATGATAGCAGTTGTTTCACTCCCCGCATTGTCCACCACATCAGCATAGAGCGGTGAGAGGAATAACACGCAATCCTTACGTGTTTCAACAATGTTAGAAATCAGATGTGTAGCGACTGTCTGATTCGCGGGACCACCGACAACCAACGAAATATCAACAATATCCGCATTGGCAAACTGATCATAGGCGCTAATCAAATCACCATTCGTCATCGTTGCATCAACACCGCCACCCAGTGACGCGTAATTGGGCTTGTAGACATTAGTAAATGTTTTCCCAGCCGCAGTGGTGCCCCAATTGGTGCCGCTGGTGTCGTGATCGCCCCAATAGATCCACTTGGATTTTCTGAAAATAACTTCTGGGTAATAAAGTGCTGTGCCACCCTCATCCTTAACGTCAGAGCCTTTAGAAACAAATGGGTATTTCTCAAGAACAGTCTCAGGAACTCCAGAGATTCCGCCATCTTCATCGACGACGATGACATGGACTTCATCAATGGATCCACTCAAATCGGCTGCG